GTGTGTTTGAGTACCATCTAAAGTACCCGTGAATCCAAACTTATATTCACATTCCGTCATTTTTGTCAGAATGGAAGTAAGTGATTTAGCTTTAAAATTATGTGCTTCGTCTCCGATTACAGCACCGAATTGTTTGAACCAATCTTTCTTTAATTTGTATATAGACTGCCACGTTGTTATTATAACTCTTTTATCAGTTAGTTTATCTTTACCTGCATATATCCTATGCGCCAGATCACTGGTGTAGTCACAAGATGAGCCAGTAGTATAGTCCTCGAAATCTTTGTATAACTGTTCAACCAGCGACGTGGTCGGCACTATTATTAGTATCTTTTTATCAATTGTATTGAGATACCAATTTACCAACGCATATATCATCAAGGATTTACCAGATGATGTGGGTGATATCATCAAAGCCCTCTTATGATTTAGACTGTGATGTACCGCAGACATCTGGTAATCGTATGGAGTGATACTTTCATCATCGACAAAAGGATCAAGTCCATTAAAAAAATTTGCTGTCTCCTCGACTGTGGTAGTCGCCATTAAAGGGAGAGTCTGTATTGTTAACTCTCTGCGTTCTGCAAATTCTTCAACATAAGGTAATAATCCGACATACAATTCACCACCAAAAGCATTAAATAGTCTTATTTTACCATCCCACGCTCTTGAGCGATATGCAGGCATAAATGCCGCTCCTGGTACTTTAAACGTGAAGAAGTCGGATAGATCGTGTGCAATATGAGCCTCACATTCTATATTCAGATATACATCATCTTTTTTATGTACAATAATGTCGGTCAAATTACACCTTGGGTAAACTTCATAAAATCTATCGCATTCTTGATGGCAAAACTCCTTCGTTCAAACATCTTGCAAATTTCTTCTAGGTATTTCACCATCTCTTCTTGTAAAGTCGCCTTTGCTTCTGCTTCCACCACGACTGGATCTACACGTACATAGTCTTTTACCTCTCTGTCTTTAAGAACATAATCAAAGGGATCTGGATCTGAACCATTGTAATAGTTCGTCCTACCCAAGGATACCTTATAGAGTTCGTTTCTGAGCTTTTTCAGCTTCAAACGTTCTCTCAAGAGGAGCTTCAAATATTTATTGTGTTTGAGTGGGGTCGCCAAAGATTCTTTGGCAAGGATTGTTTCGTCTATGTAGAGGTCTTTTTCGACCAGAGCTTCTAATTCATCAATTTTCATACATCCATTATATATTAATTCACTTCAAATGTCAAGTGATTTCTCACCTTTTTTTACTTATTTTTAGAGTGGGGTTCCACTCTGATACGACATAAAATCATATTGCATTGTTAAATCGGTGAGCAACGGCTCAGGAGATTCGTTGGTCATCTGGAGTTCCCCTAGAATAGTGGGAAAAAGATTATGGAATGTGAATACTACAGACGAAGCATTTTTGTTGTTTGAGAGTATATGCAGACTGCCATCAAAGGCAGTAGCTTCACCTTCTTGATATCGTTCGGACATAATTGGACCTGCCGCTTTGTACATCAAATCTAGAATTTCCATATAATTGGAATAGTCTTCATCCACGAGGAATGTAACGGTCATCGGCGCTACTTGGGAAGTGTTTGATTGTTTATATCTGTATCCGTGAATTGGATCAGGAATTGTGATCTCATTTACAGAGAAAGTCGGAATATTACACGTAGTACACCAAAATAGTGTTTCTGGTAATGCGTGTAGACTTAGCTTATAGTTCGTAGACTTAGCTAAATTTATTTTTGTTGGAGTTATTCTAGTTTCTTGTGCCATATTAGTATTTATATAACTCCTCTCAATAAACTAAAAAAGCCTCTAACACAATGAAGCGATAGAGGCTGATTCGACTGCGGCCCTAAGGTAGCGAAATTCCTGAAAACGTACACGAATGGCGTAGTCCTTTAACAGAATTAAACGAATTTTAAGGTATTATAAAAAAAGCCCCCAATCAAGGGGGCTTCGCAGTGGTGCTATTAACACCGTTTAATTGTTTTATATCCTTCTATCTGGCTGATAGTGGATACGGTCTTATAATCCCGCAACAGTAAACTTACGGAAATAAGGATTCGCTCCAGCTGTACCAGATGCGAAAGGATTATGAGTCAATCCGTAACGGGTTTTGAATCCGAGACGTGGTTGAAAGTCTTCTTCACCTATCGACTTCATTAATTGTAGCGGAACGTAAGGACAATAGAAAAGTCCGGCGTCATACATATTAGAGCCTTTGTAACCGACTGTAACGCTATCTGCGGCTGCGAACTGGTCAATATAAACTTTATATTTTCCACCAAGTGTGCCTGCAAAAACGTTATTAACGATATCGGGCTGATTTGCTCCTACATCCATATTTGGAACTGCTAATCCGGCTACCATATCAAGGGCGGACGCAACGTCTGCACTACATAGTATCCAGTTACCACGGCCTCGACCGGTTTCCTTAGCAATCAGATTCGCTTCACGATTGATTTGTATCAAAAGTGATTTGTATCTTTCTCCACCCCAGCGAGCGCCTCTATTGTCAAGTGGATCCGTGACATCAAAGGTTCCGGCCGCTGTTGTTCCTGCAGTTGCTCCAGCAGTTGCTTGGGAAAGAATCAATTCGATTACTTCTCGATTAATTTCAGCAAGAATTTCAGCAGACAAAATGTTGCTTAATTCTGACTCAGCATCCAATCCGTGGATTGCTTTAAGGTCTTGTGCGAGTTCCAAAGAATACTTCGCTTTTAACGCACGAGTCTCAGCAGTAACGCTTGATTTCTCGATTGAAAAACTCATTTCTTTGAATGCTCCGCCACCTGATACAAAGCCACCAAGTGCTTCGCCATCGGCAGTAGAATATTGATTTGCCGCAGGAGTTGCACCATCATCACCTGAAAAATCAACATCAGGTTGACCAGCGGGTAATGTTAATGCTTCAGCACCAGTACTAGCTTCGCCAGTATAATGTGATTTCATAGCGAATATGAGACCGGTAGGTCCAGACATAGGCTGAACACCAATTGTATCATACGCCATAAGTTGAGGCATAGTTCTACGTACTAAGGAAATTAGGATTGGATCCCAATTATCTACATTAGCACCAGTAACGTTGGCTTCTTGCAAAGCCTTTTCTTGATTTTCTAAAAGACGAAGTGTAATTGCACGTTTTGTAGCATCTTCGATCTTTGGGAGATCTTCGTGCTCCATAACTGGCTGCCACTTATCTTTAATTTCTTCAGATAAAAACATTTTGTTTTTCTCGTTTATAGTTGATAAATGTGAATTAGGCGCCTAAAACGCTTGGTTCTCTTATTTGTGAAAGTGAAGCCATAACCTTTTTCATTGCATCAGTCATTACCTCTGAGGATCCATTAGCACCCTCTTCTGCAACTACTTCGTCTTTCTCTAACTCTGAAGGAAAATAAGTTTTCTTCAAAGTGTTTAATTTTTCAGTAAAAGTCTCGGCATCATCAAATTCAACACCATCAGCAAGAGATTTCATCTTTGCTTTTTGTGTTTCGGTTAATTCTTCTGTTACTTCTCTGAAAATCTTTTCAGCGGAGGCTTCCGCTAATTTACCTTTTGCATCTACGTTTTTATTCATTTCAGCATCAAGGTTTTCTTTAAGAGATTCAATCTCTTTAGCTTGCTCATCTACTACATTGTACCTTTCGTCAGGAATTTCAATGTAATTATCAGCAAACAATTTTTGCATTCCGCTAACAAAACCCTCTAGGATTTCGTTCTTTTGCTTGTGTTCAATTGCTTCAACATTTTCCTCAATATACTCGGAAACCATATAGTCAAGATAACCATCTAGTTTCTCTGTAATATCGGCAAGTTGATCGGCAGTCTGCTCGGCAAGTTGAGCTTCCATTCTATCTTCGATAGATGCAAGATTCTCCTTGACATTGGCTTTCACCGCAGTTTCAAACACAAGTTTCGTGCGGGATTTAAAATCGTCAGTTAAATCTTGACCGTCAAACAATGCTTTAACATCGTCCTCTACATCAATATTGATTTCGATTTCTTCTTTTTTACTTGATTTGGCAGATTTGGTTTCTTCTACTTCGTCATCCTCATCTTCATCCGCATCATCCCCATCGGCTTCATCGTCATCATCGTCCTCATCTTCATCTTCGACAACATCGACTTCACCAGAACCAGTAACTTTAATTTTCTTCTTCTTTAAAGCCTTGGCTTTTGGATCGGCAGCTTCAGAGATATCAGCTTCAGTAATTTCAGAATCTTCAGCAACCATTTCCAGGTCCCCCTTCTCTAAAAGTTCATCCACCTCTGACACTTTAATAGAAGTATCGGACTCGGCAATTTCGCTTTTCCAAACGTTCTGCTCTTCATCCAAAACCAGCATTTCGCCAATTTTTGTTTTTAACTTCATCAGGGTTCTCCTAATCTTTTTTGATTAATATATAAATTTATAAATGAATCATTTCTGATTATCTATATTTATAAAACTAATTACTTTAACGTAGCAAAATTACTACAACTTACTTACAAAATCTTCAAAAATACTCGCTTCCAAAGATGTTAATCGATCTTTTGAGGCTTTCTTTATGATTTTTTTATATTTCGCAATCTCAACTTCTTGAATCGCACCATTTGCCCAAACCCATTCTTTACCTTCCATAATACCATTTACAAAGGCATCTGGAGCTGACGGGTCAGCGACAATATCTGCGGCCGTAGCAAGATAAAAATCATCTTGTACTTCCTGAATTCCTTTTTTGTTCGCTTTAAGCGAACCCATACCACGAGAGGATACACCAAGTTGGGCTCCCTCTTTGATAAGACTTTTGACAATATTTCCGTGTGGAGTATCAGATACCTTAGCTTTGCCTATATAATTACTTCCTTCTTTCGTTAAAGATGTAATCATATGAGATACCCTTTCCAAATTGATAGTAGGTCCTTCAGGATGTCCCAATTCTCCAAATGCACGTTTCTTGTCTATATATTCTTTTGTATATCGAGCGACTTCCTTATCCATAATTTTACCAGGATAAAATCGTCCATTTTTATTCTTTAAATCTGCTTGTAGAAACACACCTTCAATATAGAGGTCTTTTCCATTTGCTTCTGTAATATACTTAACTGAGTCGTTAATTTCCGATATAAGTCTCATTTTATTTCTTTTTAGTGAATTTGGAATGAACCTTGCCACCATAAACTTTTTGAGCATTCTTAATTTTAGATTTATTTACTTTCTGCCACTTCTTTCTTATCTTGAGTCGTTTGACTTTATTACCACCCTTTTTACGATCAATTTTATCTTTCAGTTTTCCTTGCCGGTTAGAAAATTTCTGTCGGTCTTTATTTTTTTGAGTCGCCCGGCGTTGCATCGTATTTTTGGCTTTGTATTCTTTAAGACATTCCTCTTCTTCGGCTTCCAATTCAGCCCTCTCATAATTGAGTAGTTTGAGCCATTCCGACTCTGCCCATTCAACTATGACTACATCATCAGGCAGAGTCAATGATTCTTCATCAAAATCTGAAAATTTAATCATACTCATTTTGATTTATCTAAAATTCTTCGAGATACGGTTCTGATGTCTTCCTTCTTGTCCTTTTTCTTTTTGTTATCAGTTGGGTTATCATCGTCCGTAAAGGCCTTTGCTTTTTTGTCTCCAAAATTAGCAATGTTTTCGTCCTGCTCTTCTTCTTCTTCGTCATCATCGCCTTTGTCTTTCTTCTTGGCATCAATGGCTTTCTGAAGTGCGGGAGGTAATGTACCTTCTTTTTTTGTCTCGCCTACTGGATCTTTATCCTCATCTTCTTCGTCATCATCGCCTTTGTCTTTCTTCTTGGCATCTATAGCTTTTTGAAGAGCAGGTGGCAATGTACCTTCATCTTGTTCATCATCCTTTTTACCTTTCTTCTTAGCGGCCTTCTTAGCATCATTCTTAGCTTTTCTGGCTGCATTCCGACCATCTTTCTTCTTGTCGTAATTTGAGCCAGGATATATCATCTCTGTCACCTCTTCACCTTCGTGAGTGTGTTCTACATCACCACCTTCGTGAGTATGGACAGTACCATCTTCGTGAGTGTGTTCTTCACCATCAGGATGTCCTTCACAATTTTCTTTGAACATATTTTTAGAGAGACCGTCTCTTATTTCCGTAACTTTTGCATTGATTCTACTGTCTATTTCAGAAGTTAAAACTTCTTTGAAGTTGGTAGGCTTTTTATCTCGTGCGTGTTGCACAAGTTTTCCTAAATTTTCATTTATCATAATAGTTTTTATTTCTTAATATAAGTCAGGTGCTTCGCCGGGGTTGCCATCAGCATCAGTTTTAACTTGTTTATCAGATTTTTCTTTTTCCATTTGTTTATCTAATACATCCATATCTTCTTCGGACTGCATTAGAATATTTTTTCTTACCCATTCGATTGAGTAAT